TTAGACACGATGAATATTCTGATTCAAGTGTAAGATATTATAATATAATTGCTCGCATTCAAGCAAATCCTAATTTTAGAGATGATTATAATGGGCCAATTTTAGAATGGGCGTCAACACCAATAAGTCAATATCCACAATTAACAAATAGTAGAAATAATAGTCGGAATAATGAACAGGGAATGTCTATAGGACCTATAAGAGGGGGAACACATCATAAAGGTAGTGAAAATATAAAGTCAGAATACGAATTAACTCTTAATGAGGCAATTCAAACAAAATATGATGAAATATCAAAAGTTCTCAGTACAAAAATACCGTCAGATTTAAATGATAATGAGAAATTAAAATATTTAAATAATCAACAAGAACTTATTAAAAGTATTGAAGAATACTGGAATAATGAAATTTATGAATTACAAATTAAAATTAAACCTACTGTACCCAAAAAAACATTACTCAAACAACTTAAACGGTCAGTTATGAACTGGCTTCCAGAATTTCATCCAGAAAGATTAACAGGTGATGAAAGATTTGAGAATGCTCATAGACTTCAACTTTGGAAAGAATTTTGGCATCATCCATTAAGATCTCATATTAAAAATGGCGGATCTAAAATAAGAAAAACACGTAAGCATTATAAGAAAATTTGAATATAATTATGTCTAAAGAACTTTCTCGTATCCCTTATAGGTGGGTTTTATCCGCCTCAATACCGGTATAACTCAGTTGGTAGAGTGTGGGGCTTTTAATCCCAACGTCGGGGGTTCGAGACCCTCTATCGGTATAAGTAAATACTTTTTTCTATAACTCTTAGTTGTAGAAAAAAGGGGGAATTTGAAGACAATTGGGGTTAAAGTTAGGATGTATTATTCTATTAGGCGGGTAAACCGCCTCTTGTTCCGATATTGTCTAACGGCTAGGATACTTGGCTTTCACCCAAGAAGTCGGGGTTCGATTCCCCGTATCGGAATTACTTATCTTTTTGTGCTGCTTTTAGCATTTCAAAAAGGAAAGTTGGGGTTTTATTAAGAATATTTACTGGTACGGGAAGGAGTACTAGTTTTGGTTTTTGTTGGTGGTCTAGAATAACGCAAATATGAATGTCGCGGGGGTGGTGTTGTTGCGTTTGTAACATTTAATGGAGTTGTTGTTGTCGCGTTTGTAACATTTAATGGAGTTGTTGTTGTTGTCGCGTTTGTAACATTTAATGGAGTTGTTGTTGGAGTTGTTGTTGGGGTTGTTGCATCTGTACTATTAAGAATTATAGTTGAATTTTCAAAAGGCCCTACAGTTGTATTCGTAAAATTATTAATAAATGGGGTTATAGTGGGTGTGACTGAAGGACTCGCTGAAAGAGTTTCAGTGAGTGTCATATTCTTCAGAAAGTAAGGAAACACATTAAATGCTGTAAAATTAAAAGCTATCATAGATGAAGCAGCAACTGTCCCTATAAGGAAATGTACTAGAAACTTCATTCTTAAATAATTAATATATTATGGATAATAAAAACTGTAAAGTTTCAATTTTCTGAACTATAAAATAGATTGAATGCTTGACTGGGTTCCATTAGGGTTTGCTTTCTTAATGGCATTACTTGATGTTGCTATGTTGGCAATAATAAAGTCTTACAGCATAGGATCTATAAAATCTGTGAAATGGATGATAATTCCAACAATTGCGTATGCTCTTCAACCCTGGATATTCTTGAAATCTTTGAGTTTTAGTTCTATGATTGCTATGAATTTATTATGGGACCTTATAAGTGATATTCTTGTTACTGGAAATGGTTACTTCGTTTATAAAGAGTCTTTATCAAACACAAAAATAATTGGTGTTGCGCTTTCTATGGTTAGTATATATTTACTTACATGTAAAGAAAGTGAATTATGTTAATGATAAAAAATTGATGATTACCGCGGGCTATTTAAACTTCAACAAACTAAAAATGGCTACATCCGAGATAGAGATAGAAAGTATTGCTTCCACAAGTATTGAGTCCGAATCAAGCGAGTTGCTCGATTTTGTAAAGGAACTTATCGAATACCCTGAAAATAAATCAAAACCCTTGAATTACGATAATATTTCCAGAGTTTTAAAGCGAAAGTATCAACTAAATCCCTCAAAGAAGGATATTTATCGTACCTACACTAATCACTTTTCAGCCACAAAAATTACTATTAAAATGCGAAAGTGGATGATTAAGAGTCAAGTACGTTCAAACTCTGGGGTTCTTGTTGTTACAATTGTCCTTGCTCCTAATAAGTTTAGTTGTAAGTATGATTGTGCATATTGTCCCCAAGAGACAGATTTGGAAGGTAAGCCAACACAGCCTCGTTCTTATCTTTCCAATGAACCTGCAATGCTTCGTGCTCTTCAATCTGATTTTGATGTGAAAGGGCAGTTCAACAATCGTATTAATAGTTATAAGTTAACTGGTAATATTGGTAATGAACAGGATTCCAAGATTGAGGTAATCTTCTCTGGAGGAACTTGGGAGAGTTATCCAATTGAGTATCGTGAACAAGTTATTCGCGAACTTTATTGGGCTGCAAACACAATGAAGAACGAACGGCCGTCAAAAACTCTTGAAGAGGAGATAACCATTAATGAAACAGCAAATTTCCGTATTATTGGTTTTACTCTTGAGACTCGCCCAGACAATATTACAAAGGAGACAATTCTTCAATATCGTAAGTGGGGTGTGACACGTATTCAGATTGGTGTTCAGCATTATGATGATGCTATTCTGAAAGCAGTAAATCGCAAGTGTTACACAAAGGACACTATTAACGCGATTCGTCTTCTTAAACAGGCTGGATTCAAAGTTGTTGTTCATCTTATGCCTGATCTCCCAGGTTCGTCACCAGAGCAGGATAAATGGATGTTTGACCAGGCAATTAATAGACCTGAGTTACAGTTTGACGACATTAAGATTTACCCAACAGCAGTTGTTCAGACTTTTGATGATAAGCATATTGTAAAGAGTAAAATTCTTGATATGTACAAAGATGGTTCATTTACCCCTTACAGTGAGAAGAATGTGAATGATTTAATTGATGTATGTATTTATTACAAGACTCGTCTTAATCCTTGGGTGAGAATTCAGAGACTTGTTCGTGATATTCCTGGAACTGATATTGCTGCTGGATATAATAAGATGTCAAATCTTCGTCAAATCATTCATAATAAAATGGCGAAAGAGGGTCTGAAGTGTCATTGTATTCGTTGTATGGAAATTGGTGATAAAGAGTATGATAATTATGTCCCAATGGTTGCAGTCCGAAAATATGAAGCATCAGAAGGGACTGAGTATCATATTTCTGTGGAAGCACATAAGATGAATTTAATGGATCTTATTGATTATTGGATAATGCTAGGATATATGTATTTCTACACACTATTTACAGGGCGACCATGTTATTGGTCCGGAAATCTGGATACTTATATTGGGCTTTATGGATTTCTTCGTTTGCGGATTGACCCGCAACCAGGAGGAGATTTTATTCCAGAGATTAAGGGATGTGCTCTTGTGCGAGAAGTACATGTATATGGAACGTCTATGGGTGTTGGCGCAGAAGCGAATGGAAGCCAACATCGCGGCTATGGTAAACTATTGATGAAGACAGCAGAGACAATTGTACGTCAGGCTGGATGGGATAAGATTGCTGTTATTGCTGGAGTTGGTACGCGGGAGTATTATAAGAATAAGTGTGGATATAGACTTGAGGGAACTTATATGGTGAAAGATTTGGAGAAACTGGTCTAAAGATAAGAAACCTTTATTAATTGTGGAGGCGTCCATAATTTAGTGGTAGAATAGTACCCTTCCAAGGTACCAGCTCGGGTTCGATTCCCGATGAACGCAGAAGCCTTTATTTCTTTTTAACATTTCCAAAATGCTAAAAAGAATTTTTTTTATGAAAATAATTAGTTGACAAATGGCCGATAATAATCCCTTATAAGGAGTAATGCCATTATTGATACAACACAAGCAAAATAAATAAGACCACCTACAAGGGCATTATACTCATCAGTATTCATCTTATTATATATATAATAGTGAAGGAGTTTTAGGCGATGTTAATTGTGAAATTTTAAGAAATATCACAATTAATTCTTAGTAAACTAAGTTAATTTTTAAAATTTATATTATTATTTTTAAAAATATGATACAAATATAATATAAGTTGTATCCACTTTCTTTAATTGCTGTACGCGAGGCCACCCATACCGCTCATCACGCGGAGCACATTGTAGTTAGTCGCATACACGCGGACCGTCGAGGAGGTTGTCGCGCCAACGGAGTTGTTGGACACAACCAGCATCAGGGTGGTGTTATCAATGCGAGATAAGTTGCAAGTGCCACTGGGCTGGTGCTGCTCGGGCTGGAGCGCGAAGGAGTATACGTTGATACCAGTGGAGGGGATGTTGGTGTGGTGCTGGAAAGGCTGGACCTCATTGAAATAGCGGCCCTCGCGCACCTGGAAGCGATCGTGACCGTTGAGCTGGAGGAGCGCGGTGATGACTGGGTTGCGGCCAGACATACCCTCAATGCGGGTGACTGAGTAGCCGGTCTCCAGGACGGCGCGGTCCCACCAATCGGAGTAGTTGAAAGGCTGCTGGCCCTTCCAGGGGTTGATGGTCGCATCATCGCAAGACACGAAGGAATCGCGCTGGACAACCCACACGAGCTCCTTGCAAGGGTGGTTGAAGTTGAGCTTCAGCTTGTTGCTGGAGCTGGTGATGGACTCACCGCCAGTGAACTGGAGGGTCTCAATCAGGTACTCGTGGGACACCTGCGCGAACTTGCGGCGCTCGTCAGTGTCAAGGTAGATGTAGTCGACGTACAGAGACGCGGCGACCAGGCCAGTCTGGGCCACACGGTCGCGAACCGCGTGTAAAGAGCTGGAAGAGGAGTTGGGGGTGGCGTCCCAGCAGAGATTGCGCAGGTCATCAAACTCGAGGTTGATGCGGACCTCGTGGTACTGGAGCGCAATCAGGGGCAGCGCAAGACCAGGGTTGCGGCAGAACCAGAACTGCAGGGGAATGTACAGGGTGTACTCAGGCGCGCAAGAGGTGACCTCGTGAGACGCGTTGGGCTCACCAGATGTGCAGTCCGCATCGCAGCCCTCACCGCCCTGGTTGATGATGTTAACGAGCTGGGGCACGTTACCAACCATCTTGGCGTAACCAGCCTGCTTACCCGCCTCCTGGGTGAGCTCATTCCAAATGTGCATCCAGTCACCGTAGTGCTTGTCAATGCGCTGGCCGCCGATCTCGAGCTCAACGGAGCTGATGAGGTTGTGACCCACCCAGTTGAGCCAGCGGAACTGCGCGCCTGTACCATCCGCAGACTGGAGCGCCACCTGGGGGAGTGTCGCCTGGAGGTAGATGCGGTGGATTAAATCACCATTGCGCTGGATGGTGCAGGTCACGCGCTTGCCAAAGTTGGGGGAACCGTTGAAAGGGTTCTCAATGGACTCCATGGCGAAGTTGGTGTGGCGACGGTACATCACCTTAAAAAAAGTAATCTGAGGGTTACCTGTGAGGTAAACGTCCTGGGCGCCATAAGCTACAAGTTGCATTAAGCCACCACCTGTCATTTGATTTCTATACCCAGAAGTTAGAAAAAAATCTCGGCCGGAGGGTGTTTTTACGATTTTATAAAAATTAACAAACTATCGTTATTAAAATCTCCAGAAAATTTGTTTGCGTGTTCTGCTTTAATATAATAAACTGACTCAAAAGGTTCTAACAGTTCTGGACCAAGAGCCGTCTCGTATTTATCGGCACTATTGTCCCGAGCAACATCCTCAATTATAAGCATTCCACCAGGCTTCAGAAATTTAGTTAAAGTACGCACAATTTTAATATGACTTTCAAAAACATGGTCCGAATCGTCCAAAATTATATCAAACTGGAAATTTATTTCGCGAAAACGAGAATCCATCGCCTCTTCATTTGTAACATCTATTTGAAGTGGAAACACATTTTGTAAGGATCTATCTCCTACCCTAGCTAATAATTCAAAACTATTATCCATTGCAACAATTACACTCTCAATATTAAAATAACGTCTCCACATTTCAACCGAATATCCACCAGCAACTCCAATTTCACAAAACTGAATTGGACGATTCCTGTAAGGGCCTAACAATAGTGAATAAATGGGTGTATATGGATGTTTATGAAAATGTGGAATCTTATTATGAGGAGACTTATCAGTAGCATATCCAAATTCACATAGTTGGGTTTTAGAAACTTCAGAATCAATTGTGAAGGTTTGTATCTTCCCCATATAATTTGAAAATCAATATATGTTTAGACCGGATAAAACGAAGGGTCTAAAAACCTGACAAGATATTCAACAAATAATGTCTATGTTTAATCATACAAGCAAAGATGACAATCCAATAAAAAAACCTACAAAGAAGAATAATTTAGAAGAGAAGACTACACTTGATTTATATCATAAACACTTATTCGAAAATATTAAAACACGTGTACTAACGAAGGATGAACTATTAGAAGAAGCAGAAGGTCTTAAACATCTTATTCAAGGAATGAATAATAATGAAATATTACTGAACCAATATGAGAATCGCCTTACACAAGTTGAAAAGGAAATGTCTGAACTAGAAGATAATCAACCAATTTACGATTATTTTCTGAAAACAGGAGATATACTCTTCAATTATTATGATATTCAGGAACGAATTTCGTCTGGAGAATCTATTGAGAAATATAATATGTCTCGCGCTCGTCCAGGAAATGTGTTATCTGCTTTTACAGAGGCCGCTATTAAAGACGGGACTATTGAAAAAACAACTGAAGTACATAATACTTCTACGTTACCAGTTCAGGGTCGTGAAAAACTTTTAGAGAAATATTTGGAAATCGTCGATCCAAATTATACCAAGAAAGCAATTTCCGAGATTGAGGAGAAAACTGGAGAATGTAGTTTATGTGGTGACGAAATGATATTCTCTTCTAATGAAGCAATTTTCAATTGTCCTTCTTGTGGAAATCAAGAATTTATTCTTATGGACAGTGATAGACCATCCTATAAGGACCCTCCGCGTGAAACTAGTTATTACGCTTACAAGCGCATTAACCACTTTAATGAATTATTGGCTCAATTCCAGGCCAAAGAGAGCACAGACATCCCTACAGATGTGTTTGACAATATTTTACTAGAGTTGAAGAAGGAACGAATTACAGATATGAGTAATTTAAAGATTACTAAACTTCGTGAAATTCTTCGGAAACTGAAATGTACAAAATATTATGAACATATTCCAACAATTATTTATCGTTTGAACGGTAAATCAGCGCAGATTATGAGTCGTGAAGTTGAGGAGAAGTTGCGTCATATGTTTAAGGAAATTCAGCCATCTTTCCAGAAACATTGCCCTAAGAATCGGCGTAATTTCCTTTCATATCATTACGTACTTTATAAATTCTGTGAATTGCTGGAAATGGACGAGTTTTTGCATTGTTTCCCTTTATTGAAAAATCGTGATAAACTCTATCAACAGGATAAGATTTGGCAATTAATTTGTAGAGAAATGGGTTGGGAGTTTCTGCGCAGTATTTAAATTTTAAATGGAGTGAAAATGATGAAAATACTTTAAAATATTGGAATTATAAATTTAACTGACGTGGGAAAAAATCTCTTAATTCCGCCGTGTCTTCCGTGACTTCTTCGCCTGCCGCCGTGTCTTCCGAGACTTCTTCGCCTTCCGTCTAGAACCACCCGCTAAGTTATATTCAACTAAATCTTCCGCTATACGTTCTTGTACATGTTTCATATACGATGGGTTTAATTTCTTAGAATCTTCTAATCTACTAGAATTTCCCAAAGGAATTAGAGGTTTTAAACGAGCAGCAATATCACATTTTGCTGTATAATCTCTGTGTACTCCATCCCACTGGTTAACATAAGGTCCTGATTTAACAGTTTTTATTTGGTTAATACTTCTCTTCAATTTACTTGGCGGCATTTGCATACAAGAGCTTCTAACATTTTCTATTACTGAACGCGCGTTATTCATTATTCTATTTTATCCATAGATAATAATTCCTTTCTCAGTCTGGATACAGCCCGTTAACCATCCGAAGCGGTCACGTTCTCCAGCAAATACTGAAAATCCATTTTGAATTAAAACATTGTGAGCATCCCACAGACATTCACCATTAGACCCTATAAGAGTACTACAAGCGAGACTTTCAATTTCATCATTTTTTATATATTCATCATAATTCTCAGGTAAATCTGACGCATTCAAATTCTTTAGTAATTCCATAAGTTTCTCCAATCTCTTAGGCTGTTCCTGCGCATCAATTTCGTGAATCTTTTTGAATAAAGGATCCTGAATTTTATAGATTTTTGAGCAAACACCTTTCAAAGTTTCATATTTCTCAAAATTTTTATCATTATTATTCATATCAGCGTATAATTCGCGTAAAACATCGTTTAAAATACGAATTTGCGCTTGAAGTTCTTCCATTTCCCTTATAGGTTATTGTTTAATACACGTAATCAACTTTTATATACTCTTTGAGTAAATAAAAATGGATATTAAATTTATAAGATATTAATTAAAAACTAATCTAACCGCGCATAGGGAAACCGACCAGGTTCGCACCCAGACCGAATCCAGCACCCTGGCGAGCCGTAACACCTACCGAGGGGGCGAAGACATCGAGGATGGCGAAGACCGCCGCCGCGAGGAGCGCGAGGGAGGCGACCTCATCCAGAGGGAGAGCCTTGCGAGGGATGAAGACAGCCGCCGCCGCAATGGCGAGGCCCTCAATTAAGTACTTGATAGCACGAGTGACAATCTCACCGAAATAACCGTCCATTTGCTTATATATTAGTTCATAAGAAAAAACTTTTGGCTGGTTGTTAAATTGCTTAGTCTAAAAGGGTGTAAAGACTTGATTAAAATAATACAGTATTAAGGACACTATGAGCAAGGGCCAAACAAAAGAAGAAGTCGTGGATTTTCTAGAGGAGGATGATGAGATCCGTGGTCAGCAGTATGTTCTTCTTTCGTTCCTTTCTCCTGAGAAGGTCCTTCAGGATAAGTCTCGCGCATTTTTCACAGAATTCCTGAAGGATTATGAGGTGACCTGGAAGACAAAGAATCTGGAGAAGTATCTTGCCGACACAGTTATTGGTCTTCGTAAGACCCTCTTTGACGAGGCTGATAAACTCGATGCTGTAGACTTAAGCGGGGCGGCTGTTAAGTGCCGCGATGCTGCGAAGCAATTTCGTGTAGAAGAGGTTCTGGATACTTATCAGCAGTATCTGAAGAAGATTAAGAATGATGTTAGTGTAACTACTATCAACGAGGCGTATGATGAATTCTTATTTAAGAATGGTGATAAGCTTGAGGATGACTTCTATGCGAAGAATAATTTCCGCACTACTATTCGTGGTGTGAAGGTTCGCGGTGTATATGCCAATCAGGGAGAGGCTCAGATCCGCGCGAAGAAACTCCAGCAGAGTGATAAGCGTCACGATATTCTAATCGGTGATGTTGGCAAGTGGCTTGCCTGGGACCCATCGCCCCACCAGATTCCCTCACAGGAGTATGCGAATGATCAGCTCAATTCTCTGATGAAGGCATATAGTGAGAATGAGGATGCTCGTGAGAAGTTCTACACACAGAATCCTGATGCGAAGAAGGCAAAGAATGTGAAGTCTGTGTTCAATATGTCACTCCAGCCATCTGATGCAGCGGGTACTTCTGCTGAGTTAAATGCTACAGAGGCGACAAATACACTCTTTGAGGGTCCAGCAGATCTTGCACTTGCGCGTAAGATGGAAAAGGCTACGAAGATTGACGAGTAAATACTGGGTTATATATAGACCAACGAACAATTTAAAATGTTCGTTTGCCGCCGCCGCTGAACTTTTTTACTCCAGTAAAACGAGGGGCTTTGCCCCTCGAAGTGCCGATTTGAAATGTTCAGCGGTCTAAATTCAAAAAAGAAACGTTTTCAACATTTCATTTGTGAATTAAAAAAACTTGCCCTAGCCTAAACACGAGGGAAAATAGAAGTGCACTTCTCCTGTTGGCAGAAATAACCCTCGGGGCAAGGCTTCGCATAATCCTTACAGGTTAGGTTTGATGTGGTTGATGAATAGCCTCCAGTGTATGTTTCAGTGAATGACTTCACAATTGGCAGAGCAACAAGTAAAAGTAAAAATACAGCCGCAAGACCCATTAAAGTGTAAGGAGGCGTGCTACGAGCCATTTCTTCTCTAATTGAAGGTAATTTTTTACGCGTTGTCTAAGGTAAAATTATAAAGTCTGTTGTATGAGGTTGCGCAGGAGGCTCATCGCGTAAGCAATATCCATTCATACAACGAGTTCCAGCCGGACAAGGGGGTTGGTCTACTCCACACCGTCCATTAGGGACCGCAAACCCTTCGTTAAGTCTGAAATATTTTGAAATGAAAAAAGTGGCGATAAGTATACCAAATGCGAGTAGAATAAATCGCATTTCTAAAAGGGTTCACCATCTTTTTTCGCAGTGGCTATTATGTCCACCAGGACAATATTCATCTGTGTGCGGACAACATGTGCCATTATGTTGTTCTTTTGCCGTTGGGGATTTTTTCCCATCTGGTAAATAATATGGGCCACAAAACTTTTTTCCACATTGCCAACACCAAGAGTTTCCACATCCTGCGCCTAGAACAAAGGTTCCTTTGGCTTCTAAGCCACACGCAAAAATATAGTTACAAGCATCATCTTTTAGGCACCAACGTTGGCACCATGGACATTGTTTTGGATCCATTTATTTCCCTAATACTTTCGCACTTGAATTTCTGGGCCCTTTCTACGAATCATATCTGGACGGTACTGATTCATTTCGTCCTCAGATGGTCGCATGTTATTTTGCGAGAATCGCCATAACTCGGGTGCACCAATCTTGAAATCCGGATGCATTTCCGCCTTGTAATAAAAGACCGTATCCTCAAGTTTACTACTTTGGCTAGTATTGTCAATAATAATACATCCAAAATCCTCTGTAAGTTGGTCCATCATTTGACAGAAGAACTCAAAAGAAGGAAACGCCGACGCATAATTGTCATAAATACGTCTGCGATTTGTAATATATGGTTCGCGTAAAATGAATACAAAATCTACATTTGTTCTTAGAGCAGGTTGAATACCAAGAGGGTACTGCATTGTAATAATGAAGAATACCTTGAGCCAACGACCATTCATAAAAAGATAACGAATATTCTTATCGTGTGTCCAACTGTCATCATACATACAATCATCCAAAATTAAGAATGAACGAGGGTCTTTTTTAGATACAATACCTTGTCCAATATCATCTTGAATACTTTTCATAATCTTCTTCTGACGTTTCACATAGTTGTCAAGAATTAATGGAGAAAATTCACCGTGAATAAAAATGGGCGGAATCATTTTTCCATACGCTCCGTTTGATTCTTCTGTCCCGCTAATTACCGTTCCAAGAGGCATATTTTGATGATGAAATAACAAGTCCCTTACAAGGGTTGATTTGCCGGTTCTGCGCCGTCCGATAAAAATACAGACAGCGTCCTGGGGAACTCGTTTCATATCAAATTTCTTGACGCCCACTTGAATCTTCTCCGTAGTAGCCATTTGTCTAATAGATTTAGCGTTCTAAATTAAAATTCAAGAAACGCGTTTACGGCTTAGTGTTTCTCTAAACTACAGAATCAGAATGGGTCGTAACAAGAACAAGAAATCCGGAGGCGGAATTCAAGTCCAAGGAGTAGCGTCCTTTAAGCCAGCGAAAGTGAATGTAGGGCCTATAGAAATTCCAGAATCTGCTCTGAACGAATTAAATAGTTCGTACAAACTTTTTCAAAGTTATTTTCCTACGTTGGAAAAATTTAAGGAGAATACAACCTTCCAATCTGTTAGACACGGACTTCTTTCTGCTTCGGAATTTCCACAGAATACAGATGAAGTTTATGTGAAAGTTGTTCATCTTCTAAATCCGGATGACTGGATTCAAGGAAATTACTCTTTCACAAAAGACACTTCAATGCCTGGCCTTACAGATAGTTGGGGAAATGTTGTTGATAAACTCCAATGCGATGAGAATCAGGCGTATGTTGATACAATTGCCGCAGCAACACTAAGTCAATTACGAGAGCAGAATCTTTCACCACATTTTGTAAAATTCTATGGAGCGGTTTGCGCGAAGGCGGATAAATATTGCTACAATATTTCCGAGGAATTCCAGAGTTACAAAAATACAAAATGGTTCTGGCAGAATTTTCGTGAAAAGTCGTTCGGTATTCGAGTTTTTTCTGAAGAAAAGGACCGTTTCCTTACAGAGGATGAAGTTGTGCCTTTTTTACTAACTCCTGAGGAGGTTGAACTTTTAAAAGAGGAGGAGGCTGAGGATGAAAACCAAAACGAAGAAGTTCTCGAAGATCTTCCAATTATTGATGAAACATCTAATCGTGTGGAATTAGAATCGGTTGGTTCATTTGGAAATACAACTGGTTCAACTCGCTCTATTTTTCGTGTGAGTCCTTCAAACCATACACTCCATAGCAATTCAGATGATGAAGAGGACGATGGGCAAGATTTTTTTGTAGAATTCGATGGAATGCCTGTTATGCTCATCTTTATGGAAAAACTAAAAGGTGTTATGGATGAACTACTTGATGATGGCACACTCAATGAAGAAAAATGGACTGCGTGGATCTGGCAAGTTATTTGTGCACTGATCCAGGCCTATGCGTACATTGAACTTTATCACAACGATTTACACGGAAATAATCTACTCTATAAGGAAACCGAAGAAGAATTTATTTATTACCGAACAAAAGATAATCAAGTATGGAAAGTTCCTACATTTGGTAAAATCTTTTGCTTAATTGATTATGGACGCAGCATTTATCGGATCAGTGGACAGCAACTTATTAGCGATGAATTCTTTGAGGGGAATGGCGCTGCTGGACAATATAATTTTGGTCCTATTCGTGATCCGAAGAGCCCACCAATTCTTCCAAACCAATCGTTTGATCTTGTTCGTCTAGCGGTTAGTATCTTTGATACACTTTTTGAGAATACTCCTAAAACGAAGTCTGGTCCAATGGTTGGAATTCTAAGCCGAGAAGGAAGTTGGGTGGTGAAGGAGACAGAGTCTCCTCTTTACAACCTACTGTGGTCCTGGATGACGGATGTTAATGGTAAAAATGTGCTACGTGATGAAGAAGGTGAAGAACGTTTCCCTGGATTTGATTTATACAAACATATAACTGCACACTGTAAGGGAGCAGTACCAAAGGAACAAATTCGTAAACCGATTTTTGAGAAGTTTAAATATACTGGTGTAGTTCCAGAAGGAGTTACTGTATATCCTCTATTTGTCTAGAAGTGCTAAAAAGGTAAAGGTCCAACATGAAGTTCAACATCCTGTACTGTGGTAACAGCAGAGGATGCCGCATCTGTCGCATCTTTTAGAGCAGATCCAAGACTTTGGAAAGACTCTGGTACAAAGAAATACGCCGCACCAGAAAGACCTAATCCAATTACAAAATCTCTCGCTAAAGTCTTCGCTGTAATCTTATTCCCTTCAGTTTGTGTTGCGTAATTAGCAACTGCTCCAAGTCCAGCAATAAATAACGCACCAATTAAAAGAACTATCACTGCCGAGGTATCTAACATTAATCTGTCGGTCTAGAAAAAAAAATCAGAAAAAACGGCGATTAGAGTTCCTCAAATTCTATAGGAGTTACTTCGGGCTTATCCAGCGATTCAAAATCAGATGTATTCAGATTCTGAATTTCATCATAAATACGAAGTTCATCAAAATCTTCAACAACATCATCTTCATCTCTATCCTCGTGTTTAACAAGTTCGCTATTATTTGGGTTACTTGGGTTAAACACTGTATTAAAATCGCTAAAATGAACTCTGGGTTCAGTATCAACAACAATTGTTGGGGGCTCTGGTTTAACCTCTTCTTCAACAATTGTAGGTGCAGCCTCAGGTACAACAGCAGAAACTTCTTCAACAGGCTTTTCTTTCGCGGATTCCGCAGACACGAGTTTCGCAGACACGGGTTCCGCAGACACGGGTTCCGCAGATACAGGCTCCGCAGCAACAACAGGCTCAAGGGGCTTCGCAACAACTTCTTCTGCTGGCTCCGCAGGAGCAGCAACACCACCAACAACCGGTTCATCATCGTCTTCCTGCGCATTATCAGGCTCAGAAAGATAGTCTCGCAATAGATTCTTCACAGGTAGTAATCCACGAATAGCCTGTTGAATACATTCCTGAAGAATCACTTCCAACTGTCGTAGATTCTTCTGCTTTTCCAGTGACGACGCATTATCAGCAAATAAATAGACTGTGCTCCAAATTCTACGAGCAGACTCAGTCATTGTACGATGTAAAAAATGCTCCAACTTCGGAACAGTAATCTGAATAGACTTATTCTTGGAACTCAGGCGAATAGCACTCAACACCTTCGTGTGAGCAATAAACACCGCCGTCAATAACTCTTCCAGATAATCACACCCAGTCTGCTCCTGAATCTTCGCAGTCTCGCGACTAACCTTGTCAACATTCCAATCCGGAATCTGCTTCAATAAATCCTGAAACTTCATTAAATGCTTCCGCTTATCCGGTTCTTCCTGCTTCGCAATCTCCAGCAAATCCAAAAAGAATCTCTGTAAGGGAACTACGAGAAATACACATAACTGCTTTGTATACTCACCTTTGGCTTCACCATATACTGAAACAGAACTATCCATTCCAGAATCCATTTGTCGTAAGAATACTCTAAACTTCCATCTTAGATTCCATCTTAATTTGAACCGCATCAAAATAAGCGAGTGCGACTAAACACCAAATGGATCTTCCAGACCCCCACGCTCGCATATAAACATCCTTTTTATCAATTGGAATGTATTCAAGAGCCTTCTGAAGAAGATTTGTCGGATCTAATGATAATTCACGTGCTTTTTGAACTGCCCTTACAGGATCTGCTAATGCTTCGTTAATGAACCACATGTTTTCCAATTCACGATTTTTCAGAATTGTGTCCCGAAGTTTTTTGGGAAGTTTCTGAATTACTTCCTCCCTTTCCTTTTTCCGGAATGAAGGCGAATTAAAATAGACTGCCACACAACGTGAACGAATTGGAGAACTAATTCGTGTTTCATCACGAGTTTCCAGAACAAATTCAACCTGTTTCGAACAAGTTTCAATAATTCTTCGGAGGAACGCCTGTGCTTCTGGAGTAAGTACATCTGCGCCTTCAATCCATACAATTGTTGGCTCAGAAGCCTTGTGCATCGCAAATAAAAGAGGTCTACCATCTCTGAACGAACGGTCAACGCGGGCGTGAATTCGCAGAATTCTCGCACCCATTTTCTTAGCTCGCTCCTTTACCCAGTGGCTCTTCCCAGAACCCTGGGGACCTATTAGCCAATAGGCCGGTTTGGGTCTTTGTAGAATCATTAATTAATTAGTTTGTTTTGCGCTTAGACCCCTTCTAAGCCACGCGCATTCCTCTAAGAGCCGCAGAATCAAGTTCAGCATTCTTTCTCAGACTCTGATTTAGAGGATTGGCTTCTAATGAGGAAACCATATCTGGTGTGAAACGCTCAGCACTCACATCCAGATGTAAGGGCGCTCTGTATTTTATATAGCCAAGATCACCAACACCTGGACCAAGATCAAGCGACCTATTCACCGCTGTTGGTCTATCATTTATATAATCTGTATCTAACTTGCGAGACTTCTGATTAACTTCACCAGTAAATATTGCTGTACCACCATTACCCGCAATAGGTCTGCGACCCTTCGCAATCTGCTCCTTTCCAGAGTTTGTCCGCATATTATACGCAAATTGATTATTCATTGATGCTTCACTAGCAGACTTGGGAGCACCAATGTAAGAGCGACTACTGAGTTGCGATTTCTGTGTAGGGCGCGCAATATCATCTGGGTCATATACTGTTAGTCTCGCCGGTGCAGAACTTGGTGACGCAATACCCAGTAAACCCCATTCAATTGTAGACTCCTTCACAGTTGTACGCGCAATGTCAGATGGGTCCCACACAGTAATAGCAGGCGCAGAAGATCCAGCATAGCCAACTGGTGTACCAGACTGGCGAATATTACCAATCGTCTCGCCACGTCGTGTAGGTCTCGCAGGGTCCTCAAAATGAATTGATGTCGCGCCTTGACCATCCTGTGCCGGCGCAGCATTCAGACCCATTGTACGCTGACTTGTCGCATCACGCTCATTTGGCTTGTTTTCAAAAGACGCACGACCATAATCTGCTTCAGGCGCATCAACATTATTTGTATAATATCCAGACATATCCGCATTTCTGTAACCAGCACCACCATACTGTTGAACCATTGGTGACTTATACGCACTTGTCACATAACTCTGACCGAAATCCTGAGAAGCACCTGATGGAATATACTCAACCGATGTCTCAGGGCGGCTTGTGTGTGGTAAGACTTGAACAGGTCGCGCAGTTTCCTTAAAGGTTGTTGTACCAGTTGGAACAGAGCCAATTGATACACCAGACTCATCAACATAGAATCTGTCAGGGTTATTCTTGCGAACTTCTCCAATATTGGAAATCTCCGCAGTCTTTCCAATAAAATGTACACCAGGCACCGCTACTCCCTCATAGGTGAGTTTGGGTTTATTCGCAGTACGTAATTCATTCGTCTGTTTATATCCGTGCTCCTTCATATATTCATTAACTTCAAACTGCTGGAATCCACCCTTTCCTGTAAGGCCAAACTTCTCACCAATACCAGGCGCAACACGAGTCGGTTCAAACGGCTTTTCACCCGCACGATTTCTTGGTTCATTAATGCGGCTCTGAACAAAATCTGTTGCTGATTCAAGACCATAAGGATTTCCGAACGGAGCCTGTGCATCCTTAAACATATTTTCCACTTCTTGCTTCTTAATTTGATTGACACCTGCGCCAGTGTACGAATCAAGACGGTCAGTATTTGCTGTCGCACGCATATTTTGCTTCACACGCCCTCCAAAAAAGGGGACCATATTATTATGTTTGAACTCTCCATTAGAAACTTTCTGGCCACTAAGAGGGCTTATTGTATATCCTGAACCAGTATTCATATAATTGGGGTCTGACTCAATCCCTGCAGGGTTTAGTTGAACTTGCGCAGTAGCATCTTCAATTGGTACTGGAGCAGGCGGGCGCTGCGGAGCACGTGGTGCCTTTGTTGCGTATCCGATTGGCATTCCATAAGGACCGGGATTAGGTTCCGAAGGATATAAATTACCATTTGGTGTCTTATACATCATATCAAGTTCGGAAGGATTGCCTCGCGCAGATGCTCCTTTTGGCGAAGCGGCAAGTGTGCCTATGCCTCGGGGAACAGCCATATCTTGAACTTGACCTGTAACTGCTGATGCGGTAAATCCTTCTCTTGGTTGTGGTCCAGATGGCTTTAGTTTTGAAACCGCATATCCAAGACCGACAAGACCTAATAGCGTGACGGCCTCCATATCTAAATAGTTCCTTGATAGTTTACTTCTTTTTTATGTTTACGTTAAATCCATAGACTTATGTGTTTTACACCTCTCTTTATCAAGAGTACGTGAAGGAATGAAAAAGTCAAACGGTGTCTCATATGTCTGCTGTGGTTGATGTGGGAGAGAGATCCAGCGATTCCATCCAGTGGCTCTCAGAGTACATGGCGGATTTGTTAAATGATTAAATGTCTGAGGGAAGACTTCATCTTGAGCAGACTCATAAGAAGCATTTGTCATCTTATTAGTTGTAGGATTGTACTGTGCTTCATCACACTTTACACGTGTTCCAAGACGATTAATATTCTTCAGATCACTCTCAACATCTGTGCGCCAAGAACCAGAGACCCAACTCTGTCCAGTTTTTTGTAAACGAGTTGTTGGGTCAACAACAAATGTCGTAGGACAGTTGTGATTTGGTACATTTAAATAATAACGAGCAGCATATGACGTAATGCGCATATCATCAGCCTGGTGAAATTCATCAAACCTCGGTCTTGTAAGTGCCTGTTGTTGTGGCATACACGACATAGTGGTGTATTATCTGTCTTATGTTATTATTTAACTTTGGTAAAGTGCGTAATTTAGGAATGTTCTTCAACATAAGAATTCATGTATTAATTTGTTAGAAATAGTAGATAAGATGTCTAGATCAGGAGAAAAATCAAATATAATTTTTTATTTCCCCCTACGGATTGGTGATTTGACAGTAACTAAAGAATATTTAACTTCATTTTTTAATCGTGAAGGAAGTACAATTTTAGATATTAAACCAGGTATCGTAAAAGGTAATAAAATTAAACAATATAATCCACCGCCTCCACCTCCAGTTGGTGCTCGTCGCAGTTCACGTCTTGCTGCGATTATAAAACCTGATCCACAAACACATTGGATTGTTGTTGCAATAATTTACTATCCTCATCCAATGCTTGAAATTAAAAAAGATATTATGCGTTTTTTTGGAAAGAATCTCATTAAGGTAAATAATGTAACAAACTATAATGCAATGATTACAAGTCGTCTAGGAAGCGCTCTAACTTTTGCAGATCCAAATGCTACTCTTCCTGTGCTAGCTGCTAATAGAAATAATTCAAATGGTGAGATGAATAATGGAAATAATGATGGGGATGGGCTCAATAATCTTAGAAATCTTTTTACTAGAAGTGCTGGTATTGGTGGTCGTATGCGCAGACAAACTCGTCGCAAAACACGTAAATCTAAGAGACGTGCGTATTAGAAACCTTTAGAAATATATTTTTCAATTGTTAATAACATTTGAAAAATATAATATCATCAGCGCAATAAAATTAATATTTATGGGGTTGAAGGCACGGGTCGTTTTTCATTGGTGTAGGCGCCATTACAGTTGGATATGCCCACATTTGGTAAGATGGTAAATTATTCTTAGAAATATCCATAGTTAAATCATACTTACGATTTTGTCTCTTTATCTGCACATCATTTTCCCCTACAGGGGAATGTTTGAACGGGTCACAGCGTGTTAGAGGCCGTGTTCTCCATGTAAGATCTGATTCAACATCTGTTACATTCCCTTTCACAAGAGACACCTCATTTCCGCCTACAAGGCCGAGAATATGTCTTTTTGGGTGCGCACTAATATACGCATATTTGCTCTGGTCATATAGTTGTGTGTTTTCAGCACCCACCCAAGATGGCTGTTGAACAACAGAATTTGTTATATCTTCAATAGGGGAAGGACTCAGCATCGTCTCTTAACTGCTATTGTTTAGCAATTAATATCGCGAATGTATTGGCGACTGGGAATACCACCACGAACCCAGCCGGGTTGCGCAACTTCAGTAATTAAATTGGAAGGCTTCTGGATATTAGCAGCAACAGTTGGGATGAGAGGGTCAAATACATTGAGTTGTTCTTCAGTAACTGTGCCGCATTCAGCCCCTGTGCGGACTTGTTCAGCGTGTAAAAGGAGACTCTCAACATCAGGGTTGCCACGACCACCGCCCATAAAAGGGACTGATAAGAATGGGCGAGCCTGCGCACGAATCGCACACTTATTTGATTTGAATTCAGGCTGATTGCGCAGTACTGAGTCAGCGTCAATCTGTTTGTTATTGAAACCATAGCCCTCGCGAGGGTATGTCGTAACTGCGCCAGATGCTAATGGGTTTACCTGACGAGAATCAGGTACTAAGTTTACTGTAGCATAACGGCCAGGACCGACAGATTGCTTATAGTATTGTTGAACACCACAAAGGTCATCCTTTGTGCTTGTAAGACGATTGATCTCCATTTCCTCTAACCAGTGAGTAGCAAACTTAATTTTCATAGAATAACATTAGAATGACTACACCTCTGGCAAAACTCTTTTGCCGGTGTATTAAAAAGGTTCGACGTACAGTAAAGTTGCGTAAAGGAACAAAGGCGACTGCTGCCAATAAAGAGGCTGCTGCGATTGCTATTTGTACTCGTTCCGTTCTTGGTCGACGTGGAAAAACCTTGAAGCGTTTCTCTTGTCGCGGAAAACCTATGCTCAAGACACAGAAGCCCTTATAGTAAAATACTCAATTAATTCCCTTACAGGAAATATGTTGAAGATTTATTTATCGATCGGCATTTAACCACGTAACAGGGCTTCCATCTGTACCTGGAAGACACGCCTTGCGACCACCTTCCTTGCAAGTCTTCCCAGGAATCTTGTAGAGCCAATCTTGGTAAGAACCCTGGTCGTTCGGAATACTTGTTGAAGGCATTGTATAGAATTCACGTTGTGACTGGGCGCGACCGAACACATCTGTAGGGTCACTGAACCACTGGATGCGGAAGAAATCATCCAACTGCGCTTTCACAAGCGGGTCATTAATATCCTGGGCTGGAGGGCGGCTAGGATTATATTTAATTTCATCAATAAGTACATTCATAAAAGGGTTTCGCGCAGATGGTGATGTTTCATTTGAACCAATAACCTCAACTTGTTCAGGTTTTTGGTTCTGCGGCTGTTGTGCTTCTCGAACTAAATCTGCTTGGAAACCTTCTTTTTGAGGTATGTCAATACCACCTCCAATAAGAGTTGCGTATAGAGATGGCCCATATAACACTGCTAAAAACACAAGTCCAAATAGAAATACTGTTGGCCCATATGCTACAGATGCGCCTAAACAGAGAGCCGTGATGAGTATAATACCCCTTGTAAGGGAATTTATAGCATTTGAAGGGCAAGCCATACTGGGCGCAAAGTTGAGTTTTAGAAGAACTAATGGTTCTACATACCACGGTCTGTCACATTCTTCTGCGTAAGGCATTTCTGTGCCGCTCTATTTAGCAATAGACAACAAAAGGCTGGAGATGGTTTTGCGTTAATTACTTTTTCTGAGTGGCGGCCGCTGCCGCCGCTTTCTTCTGCGCCAACTTATTTCTTAAGCGCTCCTTAACAAGGTTGCGACGGGCTTCACCTTCGCGACCAGCAGAACGATAAAGATCAGCCTCTTCTTCAGCGTCATCAAAACCAAAAGATCCCTTCAGACTTCCCAGAAGATCCTTGAAACCACTATTCTCTGTCAGTTCAGACATTAACTCTTCCGCCTCCTTTGCAATATCCTGTGGCCTGAACTCTCCTCGCCGTATTTTATCCTGAAGACGTTTCATAATACGCTTCATAATATTTTGTAACGCCATCGGATTCTTTGTGTAAATCTCCGTGATAATCTCAAATGCCCGAGCAGGGTTCTTCTCAGCCTCCTCCAACATTTCAGGGCTGAATCCAAACTCCTCAGGCTTGAACTCGCGCAGAATCTCATCAGCCAGTTTCGCCAGTTGTCCCTTGAGAAGACGCTCAGGAATCTTTGGGAGTTTTTCTCCCTTTGCGCCAAAAATAGACGCCATCTTTGCAGCCAAATTATCAAAATCAACAGATGCCATAGACTCCTTCCACTTGTTTAAGAACTCCTTGCTCCACTCCTCGGAATCGCTCATACAACAGACACCAAGAACACTTAAGAATTCGCGAATAGCCTTCTGGCCCTCTTCACCAAGGCTCTCCCAAATATCATCTGTAAGGGTCACTCCAGGGAGAATTGTACGAGATACTTTAGTAGGTGTTACATTTGGTAAGACCTCCGTCTTGAAACGATCTAGACGTTCCGCTGGAGATAAAGCGGCTGCCGCAAGAATCTGCGCGTTCATTTCCGGAATTGCTTCCAGAAGATTTGTCGTGAACTCAGAATATTTTACATCAAAAATGGATAAAAGTTGTTCCATATTCTTCTGTAAGGGAGAATTTTATATCTTTAGGCTTTTATAGCGCACGAGCCTTTGCGCAAAGAATTATTAACACTTTCATATACTTTAGAATAGCGCTACGATTTGTATCGTCTAAAGTTGGCCAATGCTTCTGAAAGATTGAAAGAGCGGGGAGAATTTCATTAAATTGGGTGGAAATCTTTCGCTTTGCCACCGCAATAATAGTTTCAACATCTTCATTTCCTATTGCTTCATGTAAATCAAGATACACGTTTTCGTAAAATAAATCTAGTATAAGACGAGGATTAATCTTCTTAGCACCCTCAACTGCTTCGAGCGCCATTTTAATATCCTTCTCTTCAGGAAATGTCTCTGACAAATCCTGAAAGAAGCGGATCAATTGATTTACAAATGCCGAAAGAGCGGACATAATGTACTAATTATTATTTGATAATGAACTTTAGACTGTTAATTTTTATTGACGAGGTCTTTGTTGCGGTGCGGCTGCTGCGCGATTTTTCATATATTCTTCCATTTGTGAATCGAATAATTTCTCTTTCTGTGTCTTCTGAGCACCTGGAACTTCTGAAGAAGTTCGTGTTCCAGGTCCTTGAGGAATAGTTTGTGGCCCACCAATTGTTTCAAAATTGTGGGAAATCATATTACTTTCACCGTCAATAAAACCATAAGAATCTTTCAGACCACCACCCATTTCACTGCTCATCCACGCTTCAGGTTCTGCAGCAGCCATTGGTTGGTTGTTGTTATTCGTATTATTGTTACCACTACCACCAGTTCTCATTTTCGCAATATATAACCAATTCATTACTTCAGCATCAGTTTTAACTGGTTCTGTATCACCTTGAATAACAAGTGTTGGTACTTTCTTCAACCAGTTAGGAAGTGGTGGCCGTTTACCACTCGCATCTGGGTCAACGCATATGAAATTAAACTGATTTTTAAAGGGTGTCTGTACAACCTCTTTTAGAAATGCTTTACTCCATTCACAATTTTTGCTATAAAAACAGATGTTTTTCTGGGCCATCCAGTTCTAGTTTTAGATAGGCTGAAAACTTATGAATTCAAGACGCACCTAAAAATTGATGACTGAAATTAACAGAGTAATAAAGTAGAACTAGAATGCCTGTCTTTCAGAATATTTCTACGAATCCACAAAACAAGAATGCGTGGTACTTCCGTATTGCTCCAACCCATGTTGCTTACGCAAACACTCTTCGCCGAATTGTCCTTACAGGTGTGGAGTCAGTCGCTTTTCGTGCCGATATGACTGAAAACGGCTCTACAACAGATGTTGTTGTTTCAAAAAATACAACCCCTATGACTAATGAGATGTTGGCTCATCGGATTGGTTTATTGCCCATTTATGTTCCGGAGCCATTAAAGTATAAGTCAAAGCAGTATGTGTTTGAACTTGATGAGAAGAATGATAAGGATGTACCACGAGACATTGATTGTTCCGATTTTACAGTATATGAAGTGAAAAATGCTGTTATGACAGGTGGTGACAATAGTAATAATGAGTCTGAAGCGAACACAAATGCATCAAACACAAACAATAATTCTGAAGTAAACACAAACAATGAGTCTGAAGCCACAAACAATGAGTCTGAAGAGTCCGAAGAAAACTCTACTCCAGAGCCACAACGTGTACAAATTCCTACTGAGCGGTTCTTCCCTCCAAACCCTATTACAAAGGAGACCTGTCTCATTGCAACTCTAAAGCCAACAATTTATGGTACAGGTTCAGCCGACGCCATTTCCTTTGTAGCAAGAGCATCTATTGGGAGCGGCCGTGAAAATGCCCGGTTTATTCCAGTATCTCAGTGCTCTTATATATATTCACGTGACGATAATATGGAAAAGCGAAAGTCTGTATATGAAAAGTGGCTCATTAATCACAAGAAGGTGATGCCAGAAAGTCTCGCACAAGATGCGGATCGTGCAAAAATTCTGGAGCGTGAGTTTGAGACTCTAGAAGCAGCAAAGGTTTTCCTACAGGATGAAAAGGGTGAGCCATTCTCCTTCGATTTTACAGTGGAAACTGTAGGAATTCTTAGTGTGCCCTACATTATTCAGCGCGCTTGTGAGATTGGCGACGAAATCTGTATCAAGTATGCCAATATTGTAGACACAAATATGGAATCTGTGAAGTTCGCACCAGCAGAGGCCCGTATCCGCGGATTTGATATTCTCTTTAAGGGAGAAGATCATACCCTTGGAAACCTCTTTCAGACTTGGATTGAACAAAATCTTGTTGGAAAGGGTGTTGTAACATTTGCTGGTTATAAGATTCCGCATCCTCTACGTGATGAGATGCTACTTCGTATTGGTGTTGATGATGGTAAGGAGACAAGTGCTCGTGCCGCTATTTCTGAGGCGGCTCGGAGTTGCGCGGCGATGTTCCGCTCGTGGAAGTCTGAGTGGCAGCAGTCTTTGGCAAACACCACAAGGAGCAAGACGACAGCCCCACTTGTTCGGTAATAGTTGGTTTAGGAGGGGGTGTTAACATAAATTGAGACACAGGTCCTTTAACACCAAAACGAGTTTTTAAAGATTCAGCAAGTTCTTCAAATACACAATCAAAATCTAAACTCTTACATCTTATTTTTTTGATTCCAAAATATGATTTAACATATGTTAATTCATCCTTTGTAAGGATCGCTTTCTTACCTTTCCAAATAGCCTTATAGGCTATATTATGCCATATTTCAGAATCAAGAGGATTCTTAGGTATATTTGGAGTTGATTCAGCAATATCTAATATATGGACCAATACTGTTAGCACTTTTTCTAAATGTTCTTCAGGAAACCAATCAAAAAAACGAATCTCTATTCCATGATTCTTAAACTTATTAAAATTTATATCAAACCCAACTTTATCACCTTTTTTATAATTAATTTGCGCATAAAGTTGATTATACCAATGATATGGCGCCCATTTCTTTTGAAGAACTTCTCTATCTTCTTGTAAAAGTTTCCCACTTAATAGTTCTTTTGCGCTTGTATCATATGTCCCTACAGAAATATAGCGACTAGCAGCACAACGTTGAGAACCTGCAGGAAAACGAAGGCAATGTGCTGTTTTTGATAAAACATCTCCAGATCCATATACCGCAATAAAAAATGGTTCAAAAAATTGTATAAATCGTATGGCTTTTTTATGACGAAATAAAAATTCTTTATAATTTTCAATACTTTTTGTCAAATCTAACTTTGTAGGAAGTGTAAAATTAAAATGGTACGTTCCATTATTAAAAATTGCTAGATTCTTTGGATTTGTCGCCATTTGTGCAAATCCATAATTTTCTGGAGGATACTTTAGTTTTTCTCCCTTACAGAATTCTGGCTTCGCTGCATTTATATGATGTAGGAATTCTTTTTTTCTGTGTATAAGTTCCTTAACAGTATCTTTTACATTTGTTTTATAGAAATTTAGTGTCATAAATTCAATAGTATCTCCATCAAAACAATAACTATTATCTTGTTCTTTTTCAAAATAAGGATCAGATTCTTTCAATATTTCGAAATTTGTCTTTCCCTGGAAATTTGGATTCGGTTTTGGAGATTTTTCAAAAGTTGTCATATGTTCCCCTTGAGGATCACACTCTGTTAAAAAATGGGAATTAATAAGAACTGGTAAAGCATATTCTTCAGAAGTATTTATTTGTGTTGCGACGGCTTTTTTGAAGAAATCCTTTAGGTAGGTTTGATAATAATCAACGCTGTAACGTTCTCTTTTATGAGAATTTTGTATTAGTTTACCAGATACTTTTGGTTGATTTGGAAGTTCTAGATATGTTTCATTTTCTATGCCAATTCCCCAGAAAGTGTCTCCAGGTTTGTAGGCTGTAAAATATTTATTGTGTTTAGTGTCTGATAATTTTGACATTTCGCTATATACGTATTAGAAATTTCTTTTTATATATTATAAGATATAATATATAAAAAGAATTTCTTTGGACTAGACGAGGATTGAACTCGTGACCTCGGCGTTGCTATAACTATAGAATCTATGTCTATAAGCACCACGCTCTAACCAGCTGAGCTACAAGTCCAAAAGAGGTGGCATCAGCCACCTAATTATAGTAGGTGGCTCATATTTAATATCTATTTTGTTCAAATTTTTACTTTTTTCTTTTATTTATTTTCTTACGCGTATTTGTCTTTTTTGATTTATATCTTCTTGTTTTTTTTCTACCCCCACTCGTCGGCTTTCGGTATGTAAAACGTTCGATTTGATCTTCAGTAATTATATCTCTTGTTAGTGGGTTTTTATTACTTTTATAAAACCAGTTTTGTAAAGTGTCAACCTTAAATATACTATAATTATTTCCTGAATTAGGAGGCATTTTAACATCCCCCCCAGGTATTCTTACACACTCATCGCCATTATTAAATTTATTCATACTAATTACATTTGTATTGTCAATTAATATTACATCAACACCTTCAGTTTTGTCTCCAATATGTGACGTTCTACTTATATCTAACAATGGCGTAGTTCGCACATATTCGCTAGGATTATAAAATTGCATAGAACCTATAGTAAATATAGTAATATTACCATCTCCATCCATTAATTCTGTACCAGTTGGTCTTAAACCTAAGAATAAGTATTCTTTATCTGGTATAGAATTATCCAATGTTGAATGACCTATATATATAACACCTTCTACAAGATCAAGATACTCTATTTCGGACATTTCTATTTTAAACAGAGATATTTTTGTTTTTAATCCACTTCCTCCACAGTTGGTGGGCGAGGTGCCTCTCCACCAGGCATCTTCATTCCACTAATATCGGGCATAGAACCAGATTCAGAACCAGCGCCCTGATATAACTTCATCATCACAGGAGTAATCTTATCCTCGTACTCCTTCTGCTTCGTCTTGAGTTCGTCAACTTCAGCGCCTTCACCATTTGCCTCCAGCCACGCCAGACCCTCGCTAACAATTGTCTCAGTATCACTTACAACATTCTCACCAAGAGTCTCCTTCACCTTCTCCTCACGTAGAGAGTTACGAGTATTATAGAGATAACTCTCGAGACCATTGCGAGCCTCAATCTTCGCCATACGCTCCTTGTCCTCTTCAGCATACTTCTCAGATTCCTCTACCATTCGCTCAATATCCTCCTTGCTCAGGCGACCCTTCTCATTTGTAATAGTGATCTTCTGAGACTTACCAGTGCTCTTCTCAGCCGCACTGACATTTAGAATACCATTCGCATCAATATCAAAGGACACCTCAATCTGAGGGACGCCACGAGGCATAGGAGGAATACCATCAAGCTGGAACTTGCCCAGGTGACGATTGTCACGAGTCATCGCACGTTCACCCTCATACACCTGAATCAGCACACCAGGCTGGTTGTCAGAATATGTGGAGAATGTCTGGCTCTTCTTGGTAGGAATTGTGGTATTGCGCTTAATCAGCGCGGTCATCACACCACCTGCAGTCTCCAGACCCAGTGAAAGAGGCGCGACATCAAGCAGCACAAGAGAATCTAGCTTACCACTCTTGTCAGCACCAGTCAGATTCGCAGCCTGAATCGCAGCACCATATGCGACGGCCTCATCAGGGTGAACACTGTCGTTCAACTTCTTGCCATTGAAGAAGTCAGTAACAAGCTGGCGAACACGAGGAATGCGGCTGCTGCCACCAACCATCACCACCTCGTGAACATCACCCTTGCTCACCTTCGCGTCACGCAGCACCTGCTCTACAGGGCCCATACAGCGGCGGAACGCAGCATCGCACAGGCTCTCAAACTTCGCACGAGTGATTACAGTGTTAAAATCAATACCATCTACAAGGGAATCAACCTCAATTGTTGACTGATTTGTAGAAGAAAGAGAACGCTTCGCGCGCTCACACGCAGTACGTAGGCGGCGAAGAGCACGAGCATTTGAGCTTAACTTTGCGCCACGATTCTTGCGCTCAAACTCCTGTACGCAGTGATCTACAAGGGAGTTATCGAAGTCTTCACCACCAAGATGAGTGTCACCAGCAGTTGCCATTACCTCGAAGACACCATCATCAAGATTCAGCAAAGACACGTCAAACGTGCCACCGCCAAGATCAAAGATGAGAACATTCTGGGAACCACCAGTCTTCTTATCTAGACCATACGCAATAGCAGCAGCAGTTGGCTCATTAATAATACGGAGAACATTCAGTCCAGCAATGGTACCAGCATCCTTTGTAGCCTGGCGCTGAGAATCGTTAAAATAAGCAGGTACAGTAATCACCGCATCACGCACAGTACCACCTAGGAACCCCTCAGCAGTCTGCTTGAGTTTTGTCAATACCATTGCGCTGATCTCCTCAGGCATAAACTGCTTACGTTCACCCTTGAAGTCAACCTCAATAAGAGGCTTACCCGCCTTATCGATTAAACCGAAAGGCCAGTGCTTCATATCAGCCTGGATAACTGGGTCGTTGAACTGACGGCCAATTAGACGCTTTGCGTCAAATACCGTGTTTTTAGTATTGGTCGCAGCAAGTTGCTTTGCCGCATCACCAATGAGTCGATCATCACCGTCAAATGAAACATATGAAGGGGTTGTACGATTTCCCTGCTCGTTCGCAATAATTTCTACGTGGTCATTCTGCCATACACCTACGCAAGAGTAGGTAGTACCGAGATCAATACCAATAGCGGGAGCAGACTTAGAGGACGACATATTTACACTAGTTCTTAGTAGAGGGAAGTTTTTAAGTAGAATTCACTTAGTGAAAAAATGAAAGATAATTCATTTAGACCATCTAGGCCATTTTTTGTATTTTAGACAAATAATAAAGACACGCAATTATTTTTTCACGATCTATACTCTCAGCACCGCTTAGATCTTCCTCAACATCATCTTCTTTTAAAGATTCTACAATAGCATTACTCGGCGCAACAGAAATTTCCATATTAACACGATTCTCCTTATTAGAATTTGTCTCTGCAACTCCCCGTAAAAATAGCAAATATCCAAGACCAATTGAAAGTGAAGTAGATGAACCCTTTTTCGCATCAGGATCTGAAAAGAAGTATATACTTGAATAGGACTTTTTATCAGAATTGTAAGATGCTCTCAAACAATTTCCAACAGCAGCATTCAATAATGGTGTTAAAAATAAAATCAGTGGTTGTGAAACTAAAATATTTGTAATCTCTGTACCAATAAAATTATAAAATATCTGATCTGAATTTGCCTGATATGCGCCAAACATTAATATATATGTAAAACACCATATTAAGTATATATATCCAGCAATAAGTCCAGCCCAACCAATATTTGTATGAACAGGTAATGATGCTAAAAATAAATTGCTTTGACTCTTAAATTCATTCTGTGAGGGAAGTGTATTCAAGTATTTTGCTACTTTATTAGAAACATCTCGTTCAGAAATACGCAGTTTAACATATTCAAATAACTCTTTTAATTTTTTTGATCCAAGTAACTCTTCTTTCTTTAATATATCTTTTATCTTTTTTAGAACTTTTGGTAAAGAAATTGCTAATTCATCAAGAATTTCATCATTTGTAACCAAGGCTAAACTATTTTCAAATTCGTGGCGAGCAGAAAGTTCTTGGCTCAAATATGGATATCTCCATTTATATTCACGAATACCAATTGCATATACAAGTTGCCTAAAAAACTGAATAACTGGGATATTTATTAAGGCTGTTAAAACTGATAAAACTACAGATTCTGCTACACCCATTGATCCTTGCATTGGATCGTGCGAATATCCATATAAGAGACAGGTAATAAATAATGTATTAATTATTACAATAAATAGCAGAAGTCCTCTTAATTGTTTTGAAACACGTGGATCAAAATTCCAGAAAACTGCTAAATATGAATGTTGATACAATATACGCTTTTTCCAAACAAATACAAAACGTCCTAACCAAGATTTTCCCTTATAAGGATGTATTATGTTGATTTCTTTGAGTTTTTTGGGGTGAAGTTTAATTCTTGGATAGTAGCGGTCAATAAAGAAATTGTCCGGATTTGGAGTGAGAAGTTTTAGAATACTTAGTTCGGAATATCTGGCTAATTTACGAACATATACAAGAGCATTTTTTGAATTTACACGTGTTAAATATATAAATATGGCGAGTAGTATTGCGAAAAAGGTTCCTGTGAAAATATAAAATGAAGCATATTTTTTGAGACCTTCTGCGCTAAAAACATTGCCAGCATTTGCGAAAATATTTGCATTGTCTTTTTCAATTGATGCAAAACGCGCTGCAAAATCTGTTAAATGGTTACAAGCGCAAGTAATTGAATTATTTGTATATTTAACTTTAATACATCCGTCACTTGACCATGATTCATTATTAACATCCCAATAAATACATTGGGGCGAGAAAGATGCATTTGATGATTTCCCAATTGTGTTCGTAAACGTAAATGGTGTAGAAAGATTTGAAACTTTCTCTGTATCTCCTGCGTGTGAAACTGCTGAAATAGAAAGTATAGATGAATCTATTGGAGTTGTTCCAAGTTTAAGAGATGTCCAAGAGACAACTGAAATTGCCGCAATTGATGCTTTAAGTTTTGGAACAATTACAGAAATATTTTCAGAAATATTAAATCCGCCGCCGCTGGGACCCGCGGGGAGAGCGGCAAATGTAAATTCGGAAGTTTTAATTTTGAACGCTTCCACAAGATTTGTGGCGAGGGAAGATGTAAGTTTGTTCAGAGTTCCTAAAATTTCTGAAGAGTTTGTTGTGTTTGATACGGAAATATTTGCGAGTTGGTTGACAATATTACTAGCATCTGTAAGGGAAATATTTGATGGTATAGTTGGCCATACTATTGGCTGTATTATTGCGATTGCTGTTGATGTTCTCGTTCCTGTACTAGAGGCTGTATTAGTGACTGTACTAGAGGCTGTACTAGAGGCTGTATTAGAGGCTGTATTAGAGGCTGTATTAGTGGCTGTACTAGAGGCTGTATTAGTGACTGTACTAGAGGCTGTACTAGAGGCTGTACTAGAGGCTGTACTAGAGGCTGTACTAGAGGCTGTACTAGAGG